TTGCAGGCTCAGATTGGCTCCGCGCGTCCGGAATTGTCGTCCGATCTCCCGCCAATGTATCAGGCAATTGATTCTTGACAGGCGTTTTTTTTGACGAACGCCTCCAGGTCGTGTAGGAGAAAATCCACAGTTGGAATTGCGCCCGCCGGGAAGCCGAGCGGGCGCTTTACGTTTCAGCGCGTTCTTCCACCCCCTCATCAAACTGCGAGCGATCCTATGCCGACCATTTGGGATTTGCTGCCGGCCAGCCTTTGGCCGACGCAGCCGTTCATTCCGCCCGTCAATTCACGACCCGATTCTGGCTGGTCGGTGCGCCGTGCCCCCGCCCCATGGCAAGCCACCGCATTCATCCCGGACTATATTGCGCCCGATGCGATGGCGTCATGGCCGTCGTCGGCGCTGCCCGACACGTCCTTTGGCGCGCCGTCACAGCTCGGGCCGGATCGTGGTCCTGATCCTGCCGTTGACGATCGTTACCGGCAGATGCTGGCGGACGCCAAGCGCGCGTATGATTTCGTCATGTGGCACTTCGGCCAACCAAGCAGAGATCCGTTACGGCCGGAGCGACCGCCGCAAGAGCAACCGCCGGCAGTACCGCGAAAGAGCCCGAAGCCGCCGGATTCGATCGAGAGCGCACCATTGGGGCCGCCTATTCCGCCGGACGGGTACAACGAATGGGACAAACCAGATCAATTCTATGAAGACTCAGAGTTTTTCAACGTGGATCCAGGGATCATCGCCCGAAATCCGGATCCCTACAGGACCTTGGACGGTAGCATGGTGATCGATCCGGAGAACATTCTCACGCTGCCATTTCACTTCAGGAAACGCGCGGTGCGTAGACCGACGCGCAATATATAAAACCACGCAACCATAAGGCCTGTCGGAAAAAGAAGCTCGGACATCCCACGCGCGATCGGTAGCCTTGGCACTCTGCTTTTTGACGGCCACGCCACGTACGGAAAGAGCCATAGCTACGCCCGCCGGGAAGCCGCGCGGGCGCTTTGCGTTTCAGCCAAAGGAACGCATCGCCCGACCGGTATCCGGGCCCATAGCTCGAGACGAGGCGCTGCGCGCCGCTCCTCACCATGAGGTCTTCGAGTCAGGCGGGACCAGCGCCCGCGCACAACATCGCAACTATAGAGCCAATTTGCCCATGCCCAAAATGTCGCTTTCCGATCTCAAGGCCATGCTGGCCTCCGAGCGCGCGGACGCGCTGGCCGCGGTCTCGTCCTCGAAGCTGTCGAGCGAGCGCGCCGACGCGATGGATTATTACCTCGGCGACATGACGCACGACATGCCGTCGCCCGAGGGCCGCTCGCGCGCGGTGTCGACCGACGTGGCCGACACCATCGAGGGCCTGATGCCCTCGCTGATGGAAATCTTCGGCGGCGGCGACGAGGTCGTGCGCTTCGAGCCGGTCGGCCCGGAGGACGTCGCCGCCGCCGAGCAGGAGACCGACTACGTCAACCACGTCTTCATGCAGGCCAATCCGGGATTCCTGATCCTCTATTCCTTCATCAAGGACGCGCTGCTTTCCAAGGTGGGCGTCGTCAAGGTGTGGTGGGAGGAGCGCAGCCTGGAGGAACGCGAGACCTATTACGATCTGCCCGACGACGGCTACGCGATCCTGGCGGCCGATCCCGATATCGAGATCGTGGGGCACAGCGCGCGGCCGGCGGTCGCGCCGCCGGAAGGCGACGAGACGCTCGAAGGCCTGTCGATGCTGCACGACGTCGAATGCGTGCGCGCCAGAAGCGCCGCCGGCGTCAAGATCGAGCCGGTGCCGCCCGAGGAGTTCGGCATCAGCCGCAACGCGCGCTCGCTGCGCGATTGCGACTATGCGTTCCACAAGGTCCTGCTCACGCCCGCCAAGCTGATCGCCCAGGGCTACGACAAGGCCCAGGTCGACGCGCTGCCGACCTATTCGGCCATCACCAACACCGAGGAAGTGCGGCGCGACACCGTCAATGAATATCAATACACCGGCGACGAGAACAACAAGGCGGCGCGGCGCATCGAGGTCACCGAGCATTATGTGCGAATGGATTATGAAGGCAACGGCAAGGCCGGCCTCTATCAGGTGACCAGCGGCGGCAGCCAGGGCGACATCCTCACCAAGGACGGCAAGCCCGATATCCGCCCGATCGACGAGATCCCGTTCGCCGCCATGACGCCGGTGATCGTGACGCACCGCTTTTTCGGCCGCTCGATCGCCGACCTGGTGATGGATATCCAGCGCATCAAGACGGCCTTGCTGCGCAGCATGCTGGACAACGCCTACCTCGCCAACAACCCGCGGGTGGAGGTGGCCGAGCAGTTTGCCTCGCCCGAGACCCTCGACGATCTCCTGGTGTCGCGCCCGGGCGGCATCGTGCGGACGCGGCAGCCCGGCGGCCTCAACTGGCAGCAGGTGCCGAGCATCGCCGGCCAGGTCTTTCCGGTGATGGAATACATGGACGCGACGCGCGAATTCCGCACCGGCGTGACCCGTCAGGGGCAGGGCATCGACGCCAACAGCCTGCTGAACCAGAGCGCGACCGCGGTCAACCAGGTGTTCACCGCCGCGCAGGCCCGCATGCGGCTGATCGCGCGCATCTTCGCCGAGACCGGCATCCGCGATCTTTTCCGGCTGGTCCACGCCACCATCCGCAAGCACGGCGACCAGGCGCAGACCTTCCGGCTGCGCAACGAGTGGGCGACCGTCGATCCGCGCGAATGGAAAACCCGCAACGACATGACGGTGCATGTCGGCCTCGGAAGCGGCGGCAAGAGCGAGCAGCTCGCGCATATCATGTCGATCATCGCCTTGCAGCGGGAAGCCTTGGTGGCGGGCAAGAGCAATCTGGTCACCGACCAGAACCTCTACAACGCCGCCAGGCAGGCGACCCGGCTCGTCGGCCTGCCCAACGTCGATCAGTTCTTCACTGATCCGGCCACGCAACCCGCCCCGCAGGCGCGCCCCGACCCCGAGATGATCAAGGCGCAGGCGCATGCGGCGCAGTCGCAGCAGGAGCTGCAGCTCACGGCCGCGAAACAGCAGGCCGATACCCAGCATGAGGCCGCCAAGATGCAGGCCGATGCCGCCCTCGCGCAGCAGAAATTCGAGCACCAGCAGCGCATGGCGTTGCTCGAGCACGATCTCAAGCTGCGCGAGCACACCATGATGATGGCGGCGCGGGCCGCCGAGCTCGCCGCGCAGCCGGGCCCGGACGGGCAGCCGCGCGCGCTCGACCTCGAGAAGATCCTGGGCGCGCTGGCGCAAGCCAGCGCACAGGCCCATGCGCCGCCGCACCCGAAGGGCATGCGGGTCGTGCGCGATGCGGCCGGGCGCGTCTCGCATGTCGAGCCGATGGGCTGAGACGCGCGGTCACGAATTCTGACTCGTCATGCCCGGGCTTGTCCCGGGCATCCACGCCTTAAACCGTTGGCACCAAAGACGTGGATGGCCGGGACAAGCCCGGCCGTGACGACGTGGAAGGATCGTGCCGAGAGAACGATGGGTATGAGACGACAAGCAACCAAGGAATAAGGCATGGCCACATTCAACAAGTTCAACGCTTTCGTAGCGGATGTCGCGAACAAGGTCCATAATCTGGGCGCCGATACCCTCAAGGTGATGCTGACCAACACCGCGCCGGTCGCCACCAATGCGGTCAAGGCCGACATCACCGAGATCGCGGCCGGCAACGGCTATACGGCGGGCGGCACGCAGGCCACGCTGGTGTCGTCGTCGCAGACCGGCGGGACCTATGCGCTCAAGCTCAACAACGTGACATACACGGCCACGCCCGGCGCGATCGGGCCGTTCCGCTATTGCGTGCTCTACAATTCGACGCCGGCAAGCGGCAACCTGATCGGCTGGTACGACTACGGGACCAATCTGACCGTGACGGCGGGAAACAGCTTCCAGGTGCAATTCGACGCCGCCAACGGCGTATTGCAGCTCACGTAAATGGGCAAGCTTTATAACCTCGCCCGAATGAGCACGGCGACGGTCGGCACGGGAACGATCACGCTCGGGTCGGCGGTACCTGGGTTTCTCACCTTTGCTGGCGCCGGCGTCAGCAATGGGGATGTCGTTTCCTACGCCGTTGCCGATGGTGCGAATTCGGAGATCGGAACAGGCACCTATACGTCGGCGGGCACGACGCTGACCCGCGCCGTCAATAAATCCACGAACGGCAACGCAGCCATCAGCCTCTCCGGCACAGCCCAGGTTTTCATCACGCCGCGCGCGGAGGATTTGAATACGACGCCGACGACTCAGGTTTTTACGAGCGGCAGCGGAACGTATACGACGCCGGCCGGCGTTCTCTGGCTCGAGGTCGAGTTGATCGGCGGCGGAGGCGGCGGAGGCGCCGGTGGCACGGGTGGAAATACGGGGGCGGCCGGAACGGCGACGACATTCGGTACGCTCACCGGGAATGGGGGCTCTGGCGGCAATGTCGGTGGGGCAGGCGGGACAGGAGGTGCAGCATCAGGCGGCTATGACAATCAGACCGGCGGCTCGGGTCAGGCCGCGTACATTGCCGGGGCAACAGCACTCCAAGGCGGCTCAGGCGGTAACGGTATTTATGGTGGAACGGCCTCGGGCGGCAATGGGTTGATTGCCGCAGGTACGGTAGCGGCAAGCTCCGGCGCGGGAGGTGGTGGCGGCACAGCAACGGTGAATGGCCAAAACGCCGGAACCGGCGGGGGCGCGGGCGGCTCCGTCAAGGCAATCATCGGCTCTCCCGCGGCTACCTATGCTTACACGGTGGGTTCCGGCGGCGCTGGCGGAACCATCGGGACAGGAGCCCAGGCGGGATCAGCAGGCGCCGGCGGCAAGATCGCCGTCCGCGAACATTATACAGGCTGAACAATGCTCGGCATTTGGGCTCTTGGCGAAAAAGCATTAGGGCAGCTTATCGGGCCGACGACGGCGACCCTCCTTGTGTCGCAGGGCTCGGTTTCCCTCGCCGGGCAGAGCGTCACGTTCAAGGTGGCGGAAGCTGTCGCCAACGGCTCATTCACGCTGACCGGACAGGCGGTCACGTTCGCGACTTACGAAGTCGCGGCACAAGGAACCTATACGTTCACCGGCAACGCCGTATCCTTCCTGGGCGCTCTGACGGCCGCTCAAGGTGCATTCGCTTTGACCGGCTTCACGATCACGGAGGCATTTTATTTCAACGCTGCCGGCGGCAGCTACGCGCTGACCGGCTTCCCGGCGCTCTACAGCCAGGATTTCAACCGGGACAGCGTCGGATCATCGATCAGCGGCGGCAATTTCTCGCGCAAGCGCTGGCGCGACATGCTCGACGAGGAGGAACGCGAGCGCGCGGCCGCGGTCCGGCAGATCGCCGACGCGCGGCTGCGGCGGCGCGCCGAGGCGCAACACCGGCGGCGCGCGGAGGCGGAGGCCCGGCGCGCGGCGCGCGCCCATCGGAAGCGGAAAGGGGATGCGCTCGCCGACGCGATGGCGGCAGCGCACCATGGGGCGGCGGCGCGCGGGCTCGCGGCCTTGCGCGATGTCGCGCGGGCCGCCGGCGCGCAGGCGCGTGACGGCCACGCGGCGGCCGCGCGGATCGCGCTCGAGCGGGACGACGAGGACGTGATCGCGCTTCTGATGGGGATGGCCCGGCAATGACCGACGAGATCGCGCTCGCCAAGGCGCTCGGCCGCGCCGCGCAGGCACAACGCCTGCTCGACGACGAATTGCTGCAAGAGGCCTTTGCGGCGCTCGACCGCGACTACACCAAGGCCTGGCGCGAGACCGCGGCGCGCGACACCGACGCGCGCGAACGGCTGTGGCAGGCCTGCCAGGTGGTCGCCAAGGTGCGCGATCATCTGACCAATGTCGTCAACGGCGGCAAGCTCGCGCAGCGCGAGCTGAACGATCTGGCCGAACGCCAGAAGCGGTTCGGAATTATCTAGGAGATCGCCCACCCACCGACGACCTATTACCTAATTGGTGAATGAGTATAAACAAATATAAACTTCGCATCGGCCAATCCCCGTAAAAATCGTGGCTTTTCGACGCAAAAACACCGTGCGCCGGTTTTCGCGCTCGCGCACTTAACCCTAACGCACCGTTTCGATCTTCAGGTTAATTCGCGCTTTCGGCCGCGCGGCTTTTTCCGCGTGTTAGCACCACTTCATCTTGAACGCGATGGGAGA